CTGGCTGCCTCTCTCCGATGCAGTCCAAAGTTCACCAAGACAGTCCGTTTACCGCCCGACCTAACCCAGATCAAGCCTGATCATGGCAGCTCGTAAACAGCCGCTACGAGGGGCAACAGAACCAAGGCTTCATAGCCCTTACTTAAAGGGCAAGTCTAAAGTCGATGATGTAATTGAATTAGCCAAGTTAATCGAACTGCCTTTACTGCCTTGGCAAGAGTTCGTGCTACGAGACATGCTTCGAGTTGACGCTAAAGGCAACTGGATCCGCAAAACCAACCTAATCTTGGTTGCCCGGCAGAACGGCAAGACTCATCTGACCAGAATGCTGATCTTGGCTCATCTTCTCAAGTGGGATAGCAAGAATGTGATCATCGCGTCATCTAATCGCTCAATGGCACTAGATACTTTTCGCCAAGTGGCTCATGTCTTTGAGAATAACGAGAACCTTATGGCAACAGTTAAACAGATCAGATATGCCAACGGCACAGAGTCGATCGAGATGAAAGACGGCCGCAGACTTGATGTAGTAGCTGCGACCAGAGACGGCGCTCGCGGAAGATCGGCAGATGCGCTATTCCTTGATGAGATCCGAGAGTGGTCAGAAGATGGTTATCGAGCAGCAATGCCGGTAACTCGAGCCAGAGCCAATGCGCACACATTCCTAACTTCTAACGCTGGCGATGCGTTCTCTGCCGTACTTAATCAGCTGAGAGAACGAGCCTTAGACAATCCGCCTAAGTCCTTTGGCTTCTACGAATACTCAGCGCCACAGTATTGCAAGATTGACGATCCAAAGGCTTGGGCGCTTGCCAATCCTGCACTTGGCTATTTAGTCACGAAAGAAACGCTTGAGGAAAGCGTGGCAACCAGTCCAATAGAAAATACTCGAACAGAGTTGCTTTGCCAATGGATTGACTCCCTAAGCAGCCCTTGGCCGCATGGGATCCTTGAGGAGACTAGCGATAGCGAGTTGCAGATCCCGCCGGGCGGGTACACAGTCTTTGGCTTTGATGTATCGCCATCTAGACGCAATGCTTCGCTAGTTGCCGGACAATTACTCCCCGATGGACGAATTGGCGTTGGCATCTTGCAGACTTGGGAGAGTGCAATTTCAGTCGATGATCTTAGAATTGCAGCAGATATTAAGGCTCACGCGGATCTTTATCGTCCGCGTCAAATCTGCTACGACAAATACGCAACCCAGACGATCGCAGACAAGTTATCAAATGCTGGCTGCATTGTGCAGGACATCTCAGGCCAGCAGTTCTATCAGGCTTGCGGTGATCTTCTAAATGGCCTGATAACACACAAGGTAGTTCACAATGGGCAAGCCAATCTGATCCAACAGATGAATAACTGCGCAGCTAAGGTAAACGATGCTGCATGGCGTATCGTCAAGCGAAAGTCTGCTGGCGATATATCCGCGCCAATCTCTTTGGCAATGGTTGTGTCGATGTTAATGAAACCACAACAGGTAGCGGCAATCTACGCAGAATAAACTATATGTAGTGTATAATTGCCTTCTATGGGTATCTTTGATCGCAAGCCAAAAGTAATAGAGGCTCAAGAAGCGCCGCAGATTATGTCGGACAGCTTCTACAGTTACAACAATTATATTCCAGCGATAGTTACTCGCCAGATGGCTTTATCTGTGCCAGCGATCAAGCGCTGCCGCGATCTTATCGCTGGAACTATTGCAAGCATTCCTTTAGAGTATTACAAGAAATCAACCGGCGAAATGATTGCCGCACCTAAATGGGTTGAGCAACCTTCTAAGCATCAGCCATTATTCGAGACCCTGTACTTCACGCTTGACTCGCTCCTCATGTATGGTCAAAGTTTCTGGCAGATAACCGAGGTCTATGCTGAAGATGGCAGAATGGCTCGCGCTAACTGGATCGCTAACACTCGCGTTGGCTTCTTAACTGATCCTGCAACTAATTTCATTACCCAATACAACATCGATGGCAAGCCAGTTCCGATGTCTGGTATTGGTTCATTGATTACATTCCAGAAAGACGAAGGCATCTTGAATGTCGGCGCACTTACAATTAAAGCCGCCCTCGATGCGCAACGCGCAGCATCGATCGCACTTCAGACGCCATCTGCAACTGGGTTCTTAAAAAATACCGGCGCAGATCTTCCACCTAGCGAAGTCTCTGGACTTCTAGCAGCTTGGAAGCGCGCCCGTCAGAATAACAATACGGCTTACCTAACTTCAACTATCGATTATCAGACAATCGGCTTCAGCCCTAAAGACATGGGCTATAACGATGCGATCCAGAACCTTGCTACTGAATGCGCCAGACTTTGCTCTGTAGATCCTTACTATGTCTCTGCTTCTCAAAATACAACAATGACTTATGCCAATGTGCAAGATGAGCGCAAGCAGATGGTCGCTTTTACTCTCCAGCCTTATGTATCGGCCATCGAGTCTCGCTTAAGCATGGACGATATTTCAACTACTGGCCACTATGTAAAGTTCTGCTTAGACGATACCTTCCTTCGTACTGAGCCAATGGAACGCTTGCTAGTACTTGAAAAAATGCTTGCCCTTGGTCTAATTACAACTGAGCAAGCGATGGAAATGGAAGATTTATCTCCTAACGGAAATGGAAGTTAATGGAAACTCTATACATTGAAGCATCGTCCATTGAATGCAACGAAGATCGCCGCGAAATATCCGGCAAGATCGTTCCGCTTGGAACTGGCGAAGTAGGCAACACCAATCTTGGCGCTTATACCTTTGAGGTTGGTTCTATCGAAGTTGGCGATGTAAGCAAGATCAAATTGCTATCTCAACATGATATGAAGAAGCCAATTGGTCGAATGATTGCAGCTGAGACACGCGCAGACGGCATCTATGCCACATTCAAGTTAAGCCGCTCAACTAGCGGCAATGACGCACTTGTTATGGCTCAGGAAGGGCTCGTAACTGGACTTTCAATCGGGGCTGAAATAATCGCATCAAAGCCATCACGCGATGGCCACACAGTCGTTTCGGCGGCTAAGTTAAAAGAAGTTTCTCTAGTAACAGAGCCAGCCTTTAAGTCTGCTCAAATACTTGAGATCGCAGCAGAGGAAGTTATCCCTGCTGAAGAAACCAACACAGAAAGCGAGACAGTCGTGGAAGAAACCACTCCAGTCGAAGCAACACCAGTAGAAGCTGCGGCCGTAGAAGCTGCTCGCCCTACTATTTCAGCAATGGCTTACTCAAAGCCTCGCCTTGATTTCTCTGCAACGAAGCATCTTGAGATGTCTATCCAAGCAGCAATGGGATCAGAAGATGCTCGTCAGTACCTTGCAGCAGCCGCAGATACAACTGATAACGCTGGTCTAGTACCAACTCGTCAGCTTTCAACAGTAATCAACGGACTTGCTAACTCAACACGCAGCAACATCGATGCTATCTCACGCGGCGCTTTGCCAGATGCAGGTATGTCGTTCCAGATCCCAAAGATCACTCAGATGCCAGGCGTTACAGTCGAAGCAGAAGGCGGAACAATCGAAGATGTCGATCAGAACGCAGCATTCATCACAGTAGATGTGAAGAAATATGCCGGACAACAGACATTCTCAGTAGAACTTCTAGATCGTTCTAACCCAATCTTCGTAACTGAGTTAATGAACAACCTTGCTGCACAATACGCAAAGGTCACAGATACAGCAGTTAACGCTGCTCTTATTACTGGCGCAACAGCAGACGCAACAACAATTACAACTTATCCAACAGCTTCAGAATTGCTTGGCGTAGTTGCTCGCGGTGCTGCATCTGTTTACAACGGCACACAAGGCTTTGCTCGCAACATCATCATGAACACAAGCCAATGGTCAAATGTAATGACTCTAAATGACGGCGGACGCCCTATCTACAACGCACAGGTTCCACAGAACGCTGGCGGCGTAGTTGCTCCAACTTCAGTTCGCGGTAATGTTGCCGGTCTTGATCTATTCGTAACTGCTAACACAGCAGCAACAACAGATACAGATGGCTCAATCCTTATCGTTAATCCAGATGCTTACACATGGTACGAGTCACCAACTTATCAACTTCGTGTCGATGTAGTTGCAACTGGCCAAGTTAACATCGCAATGTACGGATACGGCGCTATTGCAACCAAGATCGGTGCAGGAGCGTTTAAGGTCAACAAGGCTTAATTAGCCTATTTAAGTCGCTGGCTGGGTAGTGCCCTTCTACCCAGCCAGTCTTTAGAAAGGATAACAATGAGTACAACAACAGTTGCAGAACTTAAGCTTGCACTTGGCGTTGGCAGTCTTTATTCAGATGCCACGATCCAAGAAGTTTGCGATGCCGCTGATGATGCCTTGTTGCCTTTTCTATGGAAGAACGAAAATTACAATGTAGGTCATAGCAATACAACTACAGAGGGTACTTTATATTTCAATGAATTAGTTACTAAGACATATTATGTTGGGCAATCTGTAGTAATAACAAAAAATGGAACACCTTTTAATGGCACAAAGACCATCACAGCTGTTGGCGATTACACTATAACTTATGCCGTAACTGGTAGTCCTACAGCTAGTGAATACCACCCTGTAGTTCCTTTCGGCGTTGTTTCTGGCGTAACTCAAAATACTTATGCCACGATCCCAGCCGTCAGGGAAGCAAGCCTTATGATCTGCGTGGCTATTTGGCAAGCGCGTCAAGCGCCAAGCGGTCAGGGCATGACTGTTGATGGTTATGCGCCTAGCCCGTTTACTATGTCCAACACTTTGATTGCTCGCGTTCGCGGTTTAATTGCGCCTTACCTAGATCCCCGCTCGATGGTTGGCTAACCATGACCGCAGCCATTACAACCCTTCGCGCCACTATTGCAGCAGCTCTAGTTGATAACACTCTTTACTCTACCTTTGCCTTTCCGCCAGCAACGCCAATAGTTAACAGCGTAGTTATTAGCCCGGCAGATCCTTACATAACCCCAACTAACAATGGCCGTACAACAGTTGCCCCTCTTGCTAATTTTAATCTTAATATCTTCGTGCCTTTGCTTGATAATGAAGGCAACCTAAATGGAATTGAGGAAATGGTTGTTGCCGTGTTTGGCAAGTTAGCCGCTTCCTCTATCGTCTATAATGTGGGAGATGTGAGCGCGCCTAGCGTTCTCGCTTCTGCAACAGGCGATCTCTTGACTTGCTCAATGCAAGTT